TAGGGATGAGAACACGGCCCATTTTGTTGACACGGTGTTGAAGCGTCAACCTGAGTTCCAGAAGGCGGCAGGCTGATGGCTGGACGTATCCCGATGGACCCGAAGCCTGGTGGTCCGACTGTTGAGCGCGGTATCGGCGGGGCTGCTGTCCCGCCGCCCAGCACGACGGTGGGCGGCAGCCCTGCTAGCAGCGGCTTCCAGTCTGGCAATCAGACGCCGCATCGCCCGTCACCTACTGTGCCTGTGTATACGGCTGCTTATGCTGGCGGTGACGGCACGTATGGCAGCCCTCGCCCTGTTGGGCTGCCAACGAATGTGGCTATGGATGAGCTGCAGCCTGGTGTGACTGCTCAGGTGATGACGCCTGAACTGGAGCAGTATCTGGCTGGGCTGGCTGACCACATGGGCCATAACAGGACGCCGAACAGCGTGTGGCAGGACGCTATCAAGATCGCTGGCCGTGAGGGCATCACGGTGCTGGGTGCGGTGTACAAGATCGCTGACGATACGGGTTTCCGCCCTTCTGGCGGCAAGCCTCCCGCTGGTGAAGACCCGCCTACTGGCCCTCGCGGGCCTGGCGGCGGCGGCTCGGGTGGACCTTCTACGAGCATGTCGTACACGCAGTTGGGCGAGGCTGACTTGCAGGACTTGGCTGACCAGATCGGCATGACGATGGTGGGCCGTGGCGTCACTGACGACGAGATGGCGAAGATTCTGAAGCGTGTGCGTGCTGTGGAGGCTAAGCGGCCTCAGATCACTAGCAGCAACGGTGCCGGCAGCAGCACTACTCAGCAGGGCGTGACTAACAGTGACCGCCAGGATGTGATTGAGAACATTCTTGCTAAGAATCCGCAGTATGGCGATTACCAGAAGGCTACGACGCTTATGGACTGGTTCGGTAATGCTCTTGCTGAGCGGAGGCAGCTGAATGGCTAACGTCGATAAGGCCGCTGCCGCTGTCGGTGGTGCTGCTACTGGCGCTGTTGCTGGTAGAAAGTCGCCACAGGAGATTGCCGCGATGTACGGCCAGTCGTATGCGCTGCTGTCGTCTGACGAGCAACTGAAGCGCTGGTTTGATTCGTTCGCTGCCCGCTATGTGGCTGCTCGTGGCGAGATCAGCGAGGCCACGTTCCGGCTGGAACTGGAGTCGCAGCCGTGGTATCAGCAGCATTCTGAGACATGGATCAGCGACCGGCAGCAGGAACTTGATTTCCCTGAGGATTACAAGCAGAGCATCGCCGCTTCGGTCGCTGCTCTGCGTGAGGTCGCTGACCAGATGGGTATCGACCAGTCAGTTGACCTGACTGAGCTGGCTAAGTCTGCGAAGCGGCTGAACTGGAATGCTGCGCAGCAGCGTGCAGCCCTGGCTGGGCTGTTGACGGCTAGCAGCGCTGACTATGCGGGGCAGGCTGGTGTAGCGCAGGACGACCTGCAGTCGTGGGCGAAAGCAAACGGCATCTCGCTGTCGCAAGGCATGATCGACGGATACGTGCATGGCATCACGCAAGGCAAGACCACCGTCGATGAGGTCAAGTCTGATCTGCGGCGCACGTATGTTGCCGGCTCGTTCCCCGCGTGGGCTGACCGCATCAGCGCAGGCCAGGACATTGCTGATATCGCTGCACCGTACAAGCAGCGCATGGCTGACCTGCTGGAAATGGACCCGAACGCTATCGACTTCAATGACCCGCTGATGCAGCGCGGCCTGCAGGGTATTGGTGCTGACGGTAAGCCTGCTGTGATGCCGCTGTACGAGTTCCAGAACCTTGTCCGCAAGGACAGCAGGTGGCAGACGACTGATAACGCCTATGCGACGTATGCGAATGTCGCGCAGAACGTGCTTCGCACGTTCGGATTCGGTGGCTGACAATGGCGAAGAACACGGCTGCTGCCGCTGTCGCTGGTGCCGCTAGGGCCGCTGTAGCGGCACCTGTCGCTAACGCTGCGATCAGCGCTGCAGCGAGTGAGGCGAAGGGTGCCCGCCTTGACACGTTGACTGTCGGCGACTACACGCGGGACGTTCAGCAGGGCACTCCTGCGCCCACTCCGGCTGGTCCTGGCCCGGCCATGGTGGACCCGTATGCAGCTGACAGGGCTGAGCAGCAGCGTCAGCAGCGTGCAGCCGCTGGTGCCTGGCTGTCCAGTGTGCTCACCATGTACGGCCTCGGCTCGCTCGCTGGCAGCATCGAAGGTCTGATTGGCGAGTGGGGTACGAACACTGAAGTGATCGCCATGAAACTGCGGGAGACCGGCCAGTACAAGGAACGCTTCAAGGGCCTGCTCGGCCTGCAGCAGCGCGGTATCACTGACGTACGCAGCGAGGCTGAGTACCTGCAGTTGGAGTCGTCGTACCGCAAGGTGTTCCGCGACAACGGCCTCGGCGACTTCTTCGGTGCCTCCGGCACCCAGAGCGAGTACGACGGCATCGCCGATCTGGTTGGCAAGTACAGCCTGTCAGTGAACGAGGTCGCTGACCGTGTGTCGGATGCGCAGCGTGTCGCAGCGAACACCAGCCAGGAAGTGAAGGACGCCTTCCAGGAGTATTTCGGCATAAACGAGTCGCAGCTTGTCGCGTTCTCACTGGACCCTGTTCGCACGAGCGAGAAGATGAACCGGCAGGCGAATGCCGCTATCGCTGGTGGCTACGCCGCTAAGCAGGCCCTGAAGATCGGCGCTAACGCTGCTGACCAGTTGGCTGAACTGGCTGGCACAGGCGATCTTCAGATCAGCCAGATCGCTACAGGGATCACGGGGGCGAAGGCTGTCGCTGATGCGACGAAGCGCCTCGCCTCTATCGACAACATTGACCTGTCGAATGACGAGATTGTCGGCGCTGAGTTCGGCACGAACGCCGCTGGCGCGAACAAGGTGAAGACTCTGCAGTCGCAGGAGCGGGCACGCTTCTCCGGCTCCAGCGGCTTCGGCAAGGGCAGCCTGAAACGAGGCACAGGCAACTAGCAGTACGGAGCGCCGCACAGGCGGCATCAGGTTCACGGCCTGACGCTCCACTCCACTTCTACCGACCGGCCAGAAGTGCGTAACCCGGAAGCCCGGTAGCCACAGCCCGTACCACTACCCCAAGTGGTGTCGGCGGGTGGCGCATTCACCCAACACAAGTTGAGTAAGGGAGATTCGCATGTCCACATTTGATGACGACGACTACGACGATGACAGCCAGGACGCTGGCGGGAATGCACTGCAGCAACTGCGCAAAGCCAACAAGGCTAAGGACAGGCAGCTCAAGGAGCTGACTGAGCAGCTGTCTGCGATGCAGAAGTCTGTTCGTGAGCGGAGCGTCAAGGACGTGCTGGCCGCGAAGGGTCTGGCGACGAAGATCGCCGATTTCATCCCTGAGTCGGCCACCACCTCGGAGGAGGTGGAGGCGTGGATCGCTGAATACGGAGACGTGTTCGGTGCTGCGCCTGCTGAGCAGAATGCCGGCTCTCAGCCGGCGAACCTGGAACTGGACGCTCTTGGGCGTATCAGCCAGACGCAAGCCGGTGGACAGTCGTTCAGCGGTGACTCGGATCAGATCGCTGGCCTTATCGCTGGTGCTGCTGATCCGGCTGCCCTGAACCGCATCCTGTTCGGCAACTCTACTGGCCCGAACGTCTCCTGACGCTGGGCCTTTCTCTCTCCTTCTACCACTTAGAAAGGTGGTGAATGCAACATGGCTAACGCTTACACTGATACGACTGCGGTTGCTGGTCTTGTCAAGACCGCTTATGACCGCTATGTGGAGTTCGCTCTGCGTAGTGTGCCGATGCACCGCAGCATCGCTGACAAGCGCCCTGTTCAGCAGGCTATGCCCGGTTCGTCCGTGGTGTTCTCGCTGTACCAGGACCTCGCTGCTGCTTCGTCTACTCTGACGGAGACCACGGACCCTGATTCGGTCGCGCTGTCGGATGTTACGACTGTCTCGGTCACTCTCGGCGAGTACGGCAACGCTGTCCTGCAGACCCGCAAGCTGGGCGAGTTCGCGTTCTCCGATGTCGATCCTGCTGTCGCCAACATTGTGGCGTTCAACATGGCTGACTCGCTGGATGCTGTCGTTGTCAGCAAGCTGATCGCTGGCACCAACGTCATCTACTCGACGGCTTCGGCTACTGCCACTTCGACGGTCACCACGTCCGGTGTTATCACTGGCGCGAATGTCCGTAAGGCTGTTGCGAAGCTGCGTGCCGGTAAGGCTGTCCCCAAGGAGGGCATGCTGTACCGGGCGTACATTCACCCTGAGGTCGCGCATGATCTGCGTGGCGAGACGGGTGCGCAGGCGTTTGAGGATGTGCGGAAGTACACCGACAACGCGAACATTCTGCACGAGGTTGTCGGCATCTACGGTGGTGCAGCGTTCACGGAGACCCCGCGTGCGTACTCTGCCACTGACGGCGCTTCCAGCGCCAAGGTGTACCGCACGATCTTCGTCGGGCAGCAGGCTCTCGCTGAGGCGACTGCTGTGGAGCCGGGTGTCGTTATCGGCCCGGTGACGGACAAGCTGATGCGCTACCGGCCTATCGGCTGGTATGGCCTGCTCGGCTGGTCGGTGTACCGCCAGGCCGCGCTGTACCGCATTGAGTCGGCTTCGTCTATCGCCTAGTCGGCTGATGGTGGCAGGGGCCAGTGCTTTCGGGTGCTGGCCCCTGCCGCATCCCACAGAAGGGTTTGTCGTGTCGTACACATGGAACGGTGGCCCTGTCTCCGAACGGGAGTATGGCCGCAGCCACCCGCTGTGGTGGATCGGCAACAACGAGGGGATCACCCTGGTGCGGTCAGACGCCGGGGTGTGGAGTGAAGTGACCTACCCCGTGGATTCGACTCTGACGGCTGCGAGCGCTGTGCTGCGCGGCGGCTACACGGCAACAGTGTCTGACGCTTATGCCGCTGAACTGACTTCCGCCGGTTACGGCGCGTACTTGACTGCTATCTAGGAGTGCTTGTGTGCCGTTCCGGCTGCCCAACGAAAGACCACGAGTCGTATGCAGCATGCCTCCGTGGTGCTGGTGTGACTGTTGCTGCGACGATCAACTCGCCGTCGCAGCGCATGTATGACGCGACGAAGGGCGACTTGAAGGCGTACCGGGATGCACGCTCGCACGGTATTCAGCCTGAGTCCACGACGAAGGAGAAGGTGCGGGAAGCGGAGGCCGCTACTCGCATGCTGGGTCGCCCGTACAACGCAGAGAAGGACCCGCCCGCACGGATGGTCAGCACGAAGACTGCCGCGAAGTTCGTCAACTGGAAGGAGTGACCTGTGACTACGTTCGCTCAACTGGTTGACGA